CGCCGAGGTATTGCAATGTTCACCAACCTGGATACTGTTTGGCGACGAGGACAAAACACCAGCTCCCCCTGTTTCACTCGATAGTACCCTAGACTTATCGGAAGATGAGTTAGAGATGCTGCGTTTGTATCGCGCACTTCCTAAATCAGAGCAACAAGCACAACTCAGCGAACTCCGCGCCCGCGTTGAGAATTTTAATCGCCTGTTCACCGAGCTATTAGAGGCTCGCAAACGCAACAAGCATCAATAATCATCCCTTCACAAAATTTTAAAGCCTTACATTTCAATGTATTGGCTTTATCTTGCGCCAATACTTGAGTTTTCTCATCAAAAAACCTTGACGAAAAATAATGAGAAAACTAAATTATCTCCATCAACACACCGCACGGTGTTCTCCGCAAACAGTTCCGCTACCCCGGCGTTAAGGGGAAATGAGGTCAACATGGATACGCTCAATCTTGGCAACAACGAATCTCTGGTATGCGGAGTATTCTCCAACCTGGACGGCACGTTTACCGCGATGACGTATACCAGAAGCAAAACGTTTAAAACGGAAGCTGGCGCGCGTCGCTGGTTAGCAAGAAACTCTGACTGATGAGGTTGACGATGGAATTTAAAGATTTACCTCCTTCAATCCAGGAGATTGCAGCACACACACTTCGTCATCGTCTGAACGAACTTGAATTGGAATCGGTAACGAAAAAAGACACTGATAATATGGCTCGTAATGTGCGCGATGCGTTTACCGGATTGTATTTCTGTGCGTCTATAAATAAACACGACTCAGAGAGTGTGGCAAATAAAATTGCAGAAACGACAGCGCAAAACATCAATACGAAACCAACGGAAGAAGAAATTGATCAGTTTGCTCATGATGCTGGTTTAAAAAACAAGAAAGAAAAATCGCCATATGCGGGGAACATGTTTGTTTATGACAATCTCATCAGAATTCGTGGCGAAATTCCGGCGGAATACCTGGCAAGAGTCCATCAGGCATTGCTTAAAAATTTGGAAACAGAATTATTTGATGGCAACACTAACGGTTTCTTCATGGTATCAGGCCTTGAGAAAGACTGGGATGCAGAAAAACGCTGGAATGTTGCTACATGGTTATTCAGTAACAGAGCCGCTGCACTGGAAGCTTCGGCATGTATTTGCGGCCTGTTCTTAACAGACCACAAATATAATCTGGATGTGTACAGTTATATTTACGCTGAACACGGTCCACTCTGGATTGACTGGTAATTATAAGGAAACACCAGCAGGGCCGCGGCGACCAACAGAACGATTAAAATCAATAATGCCATTATAAAGGACATTATTTAATTTATCGTCGAATGCTGATTCTGTGAGCCTCAACTCTGAATGAGTTTTTAATAACCCTGATTGCCTGAGTTGATTTACCAGGCATTCAATCTGTTTTTCAATAAGCGGATTTCTTTTTTTGTTTGGCATTTTATCCTCCATTGAGGTTCTGGGTTAAAAATGGAGACCAACACGCTGTCACGTGTGGTCGTGCGCCGGACACGGATAAGAATCCGGTACTGACAGTTTACTGAAAGGATATTTCCCTGAAAAGTCAGTGCATAACGCGAAAGCGTACGGCGAAGCTCTTTCCCTTAGAAGGCTTGTCGTTAGATTTCTTCGAACGTGCGCTTCCGGTTGTGGCACTCCGCGAAATGGCGCGGCGGTAAGTATGGCGGGGTTATTCCTTCCCCAGTTGAGGACACCGGGTTGTCAGGTTGACCATACGCTTAAGTGACAACCCCGCTACAACGCCCTCTGTTATCAATATTCTGGTGACATTTGGCGGTATCAGTTTTACTCCGTGACTGCTCTGCCGCCCTTTTTTAAAAGTGAATTTTGTGATGCGGTGAATGCGGCTCAGCGCACGCGGAACAGTTAAAACCAAAAACAGTGTTATGGGTGGATTCTCTGTATCCGGCGTTAATTGTTAACTGGTTAACGTCACCTGGAGGCACCAGGCACCGCATCACAAAATTCATTGTTGAGGACGCGATAATGGAAAAGTTATCATGTAATGCCAGCACGTCTGAACTTCGTTTCGAAATTGGCGTTATCACTGGAGACAAAACATTTATTGAAGACGCCATTAAGCAGAGAAAACTCGAGCAGGACCTGTTAAATGAAGTATGCATTCCTTCAATGCTGGCTCGTCTGGACCTGCTGCAAAAAGGATATAAACAATGAATACAACATTTGCACTCGTTCTGACAGTTTATCTTGTTTCCGGCGAATCTCTTGAGCTGGTGACTGGCTTATACGGTTCAATGAAAGAATGCATGGCTGCAGCAGCAGAACAAAAAATTCCCGGTAACTGTTATCCGGTAGATAAAACTACTCACACTAATAATAACGAAATACCGGCAGGACTTTAAAACAGCACCGTAATTAATATCCGGTTTCATTTTTATATGCCAGCAATGGCAGGGATTTGTTCACCCTTAAATCTGTAATGAGGTTAAAACAAAATGAGTAAAGTCTTTATTTGCGCCGCCATTCCGGACGAACAGGCAATAAAAGAAGAGGGCGCAGTTGCTGTAGCCACTGCCATTGAAGCCGGTGATGAACGCCGCGCCCGTGCCAAATTTACCTGGCAATTCCTGGAGCAATATCCTGCTGCTCAGGACTGCGCTTATAAATTTCTTGTCTGCGAAGATAAACCTGGCATGCCCCGCCCTGCTATCGACTCCTGGGATACCGAATATATGCAGGAAAACCGCTGGGATGAGGAATCCGCTTCCTTTATTCCGGTCGAACCAGAATCCGATCCTATTAACGTCAATTTTGACAAGCTGTCCCTTGAAGTACAGAACGCGGTCCTGGTTAAGTTCGGTACATGTGAAAACATCACCGTTGATATGGCGATTGACGCGCAGGAATTACTGCAAGAAGACGTGGCTACCTTTGACGGACATATCGTTGAAGCACTGATGAAAACGCCTGAAATTAACGCTATGTATCCGGAACGCAAACTGTTCGCTATCGGATGGGTTAAACACAAATGTAAGCCGGGTACCAAATGGCCCGAAATTCAGGCTGAATTACGTAACTGGAAAAAACGGCAGGACGCAGAGCGCAAAGAGACTGGAAAATACACGTCTGTTGTTGATCTTGCCCGCGCCAAAGCCAACCGACAGCACACTGAAAACCCAGCAGAAAAAATCCCTCCTGTAACTGCCGCCATTCATCGCGAATACAAGCAGACATGGAAAACCCTGGACAGGGAGCTGGCCTACTATCTCTGGCCTGGTGATGCGGATGCCGGAAACATTGACGGCAGCATCCTTCGCTGGGCTAAAAATGAAGTTATCGCCAGAGATCGCGAAGACTGGAAGCGCATCTCCGCATCAATGCGCAAACAACCTGATGCGCTTCGCTACAGCCGCCAGACTATTTTTGGCCTTGTCCGTGAACGTCCGATCGACATTCACAAAGACCCTGTGGCACTGAACAAATACATTACTGAATACCTGACTACAAAGGGCGTGTTTGAAGATGAAGGAAGAAATCAGAGCGCAACTGATACTCTCTCGTCGCCAGTACCAGAAACTGATGCAGTGGAAACGGCAATTCAGGACAACGAAAAAACCGAATGCAAAGTGGAAGTCGAATCATCTGTAGAGCGTGAGGGGCCGTTCTACTTCCTCTTCAGCGACAAGGATGGCGAAAAATACGGTCGTGCAAACAAACTTTCTGGTCTGAATAAGGCGCTGGCTGCAGGGGCTACTGAAATCACGAAAGAAGAATATTTTGCCCGCAAAAACGGTACATACTCAGGTTCACAACAAAATACTGGTGCATCTGACACGATCGCACAACCGGAGCCGGTAAAAGTTACCGCTGACGAAGTAAACAAAATTATGCAGGCAGCCAATATCAGCCAGCCTGACGCCGATAAGTTGCTTGCTGTATCACGTGGTGAATTTGTTGCAGGGATTAGCGACCCGAATGATCCGAAATGGGTGAAGGAGATTGAAACCCGCGATTCAGTGAATCAGAACCAGCAAGAAACGGAACAGAACGACCAGAAAGCGGAACAAAACAGCCCAAATGCGTTACAAAACGAGCCAGAAACGAAACAATCCGAACCAGTAGTGCAACAGGAACCGGAAAAAGTCTGCACCGCCTGCGGTCAGAGCGGTGGCGGCAACTGCCCCGATTGTGGCGCTGTCATGGGCAACGCAACATACCAGGAAACATTCGATGAAGAGAATCAGGTTGAAGCTCAGGAGAATGATCCGGAGGAAATGGAAGGCGCTGAACATCCACACAAGGAGAACACTGGCGGCAATCAGCATCACGCCAGCGATAGTGAAACTGGCGAGGCGGCAGATCCCTTAATTAAGGTGAATGGTCATCACAATCTCACATCCACCAGCAGAGCGGGGATTCATCTGATGATCGACATTGAAACCATGGGAAAAAATCCCAATGCCGCGATTATCTCAATAGGCGCAATATTTTTCGATCCACAAACCGGAGATATGGGACCGGAATTTAGCAAGACCATCGATCTGGATACTGCTGGCGGAGTTATTGATCGTGACGTCATTAAATGGTGGCTGAAGCAATCACGTGAAGCGCAGTCTGCCATTCTGACCGATGAAATCCCGTTAGATGATGCACTACTGCAATTGCGGGAATTTATCGCCGAAAACTCCGGTGAATTTTTTGTTCAGGTCTGGGGAAATGGAGCCAACTTCGACAACGTGATTTTACGCCGTTCATACGAACGGCAGGGGATCCCCTGCCCCTGGCACTACCACAACGATCGCGATGTACGCACAATCGTTGAGCTAGGGAAAGCCATAGACTTCGATGCCAGAACAGCTATCCCATTCGAAGGTGAGCGCCACAATGCACTTGATGACGCCCGTTACCAGGCAAAATACGTTTCAGCTATCTGGCAAAAACTGATCCCGAGTCAGGCTGATTTTTAATGTTCAACCATCGCCGGTTGTGACTGGTATTCTGCAACCGGCCCTCATCTGATGTAAGAGATAAAAGCGATGAGCGAAGTAATCATGATTGTCTCTCCCGGTAAATGGGTATCCGAAGAGCAGTTAATTGCGCTGAAAGGAATAAAAAAAGGTACGTTAAAAAAGGCCCGGGAAAAATCGTTTATGGAAGGAAGGGAATATAAGCATGTCGCTCATGACGGTATGCCATGGGATAACAGTCCATGCTTTTACAACCTGGAAGAAATTGATCGCTGGATTGAGCGCCAGGCATCTGCAAGACCAAGACGTCATCTTGCTTGACTAAAAGCAACACGAACCAATGAGAGAAGCTGAAATGAAATATCCGACAGGCGTGGAAAACCATGGAGGGAAATTACGTATCTGGTTTGTTTATAAAGGTGTAAGAGTCCGGGAAAATCTTGGGGTTCCTGACACAGCAAAAAACAGGCGCATTGCAGGTGAGCTACGCGCCTCTGTTTGTTACGCAATAAAAACTGGCGCTTTCGACTATGCAAAACAGTTTCCCGCCTCACACAATCTGGAAAAATTTGGTGAGGCCCGACAAGATTTAACCATAAAAGAACTGGCTGAAAAATTTCTGGCACTGAAAGAAACTGAAGTCGCAAAAACGTCACTCAACACGTACCGTGCCGTCATCAAAAATATTCTGAGCATAATCGGTGAAAAAAATCTTGCATCATCGATTAATAAAGAAAAATTGCTGGCGGTACGTAAAGAGTTACTGACTGGATACCAGATCCCCAAAAGTAACTATATTGTTACACAACCCGGGAGATCGGCTGTTACCGTAAATAATTACATGACAAATCTTTACGCCGTGTTCCAGTTTGGTGTTGATAACGGTTATCTGGCAGACAATCCATTTAAGGGGATCTCACCATTAAAGGAGTCGAGAACCATCCCGGATCCACTTTCGCGGGAGGAGTTTATCCGCCTTATTGACGCGTGCAGAAATCAGCAAGCCAAAAATTTATGGTGTGTTTCCGTTTATACTGGGATTCGCCCTGGTGAACTCTGTGCGCTTGGATGGGAAGATATAGATCTGAAAAATGGAACAATGATAATCAGAAGAAATCTGGCAAAAGACCGTTTTACAGTACCAAAAACACAGGCGGGAACCAATCGTGTGATTCACCTTATTAAGCCCGCAATCGACGCTCTCCGGAGTCAGATGGCACTAACGAGACTGAGCAAAGAGCATATCATCGATGTTCACCTCAGAGAATTCGGCAGAACAGAGAAACAAAAATGTACCTTTGTTTTTCAACCTGAAGTGTCAGCGAAAGTAAAAAATTATGGCGACCATTTTACCGTTGACTCAATAAGGCAGATGTGGGACGCAGCGGTAAAGCGTGCCGGAATCCGCCATCGCAAATCGTATCAGTCGAGACACACTTATGCCTGCTGGTCGTTAACAGCAGGAGCTAACCCGGCATTCATTGCAAACCAGATGGGCCATGCAGATGCGCAAATGGTGTTTCAGGTGTACGGGAAATGGATGTCAGAAAATAATAATGCGCAGGTAACGCTGTTAAATACACAGTTAAGCGAGTTTGCCCCAACCATGCCCCATAACGAAGCGATGAAAAGTTAATTTTTTATTTATCAATTAGTTAGATTGAATGACTCTTGAAATCCATAATTCACAGGTGTTTTTTCACATCCTGTGGGTTCCTTGGCGTTTTCTACGTTTTTTCAGATAGTTGCATTTTTTCTAAAAATCCCTAATCTCGATTTTGCTGTTTATTTGAGGCCTTTTTATGTCCCATATATGCCCCACAGATACCCCGCAGCCAAAATCAACAAAATGCCAAAAGGTTCTGTTCCTGCCCTGCAACAAGAAATGCTGCGACGTGTCAGTAAACGTTATGACGATGTAGAAGTGATCATCAAATCCACCAGCAACGATGGCCTTTCAGTTACTCGCACCGCCGATAAAGATTCTGCAAAAACTTTTGTTCAGGAGACGCTGAAAGATACCTGGGAGTCTGCTGACGAGTGGTTTGTTCGCTAATAAACACGTAAATCGGTAACGGCTGGAAATCATTCAATACTCGCACTATCGAAAGTTCACCAGCCAACCGCGACACGCTCTTACATACGAAGTGCCGCGCTTTCCTTAATAATTTTTTAGCAGTACTGTGTAAATGATGAGCGACCTAATCCATGCATGACGCGTAGTGCCTATTGTGCATCTTTCTGCGTCTCTTTTTACTGGACCCAAGCCAATGATGCTGGCGATACCATTCCCGCCAGGCCCACTTACAACAGTAAAATTCGGAGCTCTGCCTTTACATACAATACAATGTTGCACGATTGCCCATCATAAACTCCGTTAATATCTATGAGTAGTAACCCTATGTAACTGTAAAGACGAATCAGCGCTAATTGTGTCTGTCCACATCCCCAAATGTAAAGATATAAGGAGCACCATGATACAGTTGGATCTGATTTACATCCTGTAAATTCTCGTCGATAGCCACCCCTGGAAAATCATGTTGCTGGATAAATCCGTATCCTATGTTAGACACAGCGGAATACTCTGTGAAATCAGGACTCGCCTCATATCGGTCACTGATCGTACCCAGTCTTTCGAAGAAAGCCCTCTCATTCTTTTCATGCCTCATGGCAGCCTGTCGAAGGGCATTCAGGTTACGTAGTCTAAGATGAGCTTCTCGTTCTGGCTCTGCATATCCTTTGAAGTCGGGAACACTCCATCCCAGCTCTTGAGCGACACGACGTGCGAGAATCTCGGTGGGTCCTAGCTCTATATTACTATCTCCAGATGGATCGCTGGCCCCAGTAACATGATGAATAATCTCGTGAATCAGTCCTTCCTGCCACGATGGCATCTCATAAGAATCAGTATCTGGCGCAACACTAAAACTGACATAAGGCTCTTCGTTCTCGTTTTCTCCTGCCTCGCAAATGGGGAGAATTGGTTCTTGCCCGACATCGTATCCATATAATTCGTTACAGGTTAGTGATTGAATATCATCAATTTTGATAGCAGATTCTCCGTTAAGCTCGTATTCGTTTCTGTATTTAATGCAACCAATGTGTACCTCCTCATTATGAATGCCATAGCTTACGGCATCACGAAATGTTTGTGATCGGCTCAACGCATCAAGTACAGTGTTGCCAATCATATCGACCGTATGCTGATCGATGAGCCTGCTACGGCTGTCATGGACGGCGCGAATTACACTTTCGTATACGTTGCTTAAATCTGCTGCGGAAAGCGGTATTCGCTTACCTATATCCAAAACGTAATCCGCATAGGCATTTTCAGCACGATTAGGAGCAACGGCAGCAGAGTATCCAGCAGGGGCAAAAAAGTTGAAGCCAGGTTGGAGAACGGGAATTTTCATATTGATACTTAATATGGTTTTATATATTTCAGTGCCACCAATTCACTCGCTTACAACCAGAAACTAAAAAAACGTCAGGGCGTTGATAATAATGAATACCAACTTTCTGCCCATTTATAGTAATATCTTTCGTTATCAGGTTTTGTCTGGCAGCTTCACGTAATATTTCAATACTCTGCAAAGTAACATTTGATGAAATGCTGGATGTTATCAATGGCATATGTCATTTACCCCAACAAGACTAAATTTTAGAAAAAACAACTGCCGGGACAACTTTCGCCCCCTGTAACCCCAAATAAGATGTCAGATTTATCGGCATTAATTTATCTCCCTGTTGAATTAGCACCTCTATCATCTACTTAACAAATATCCCACGGACATTGCAACACAAAAACCGGAGCCGGACTCCGGTTTTGTGAAGCTGTCGGGTTACTTCATCCCGCCAATATTTTCCCACGTCCCGTCAGCACGCAGGATTTGCAGCGGTCTTACCACGCACTGTATCTGCTTTTTATCCGCATCCAGTATCACCACCTGCGTGATTACCCCGTCCTGCTCCGGGATAATACCATTCTCATCTGACTCCAGGATGTCTGCCGGCCCCAGTCGCAGCTGTGCTGTAAGTAACTCCCCGTGTTCACGGTCATCATGCTTTCCGCAACCGCACAGACGCTGCATAAGTTTTTTTAGTATATTCATGTCATTCTCCTGTTCTGCCTGTATCACTGCCCACTTCATCCAGCCCCTTGACATCCTGCCACGGCCCGTCACCAAACCTGACCTGCAAATGCTGAAAAAACCCCTGAACCCGTGTGGCATCTTTGGG